CCGAAGATTGCTCTTGGATCAGTCCAGCCCCATGAACTACGGAATGTTGCTTTGAACTTGGCGTTTTCGGTATCGAAATCGTTATCGGTGTCAAAGCTATCAGCCCGGCGAACGAAGTGCTTCATCCCGTGCGGAGCATTGGTTGTAATAAACCACTGATTCGCGTCGGTGAGATAGTGATTAACTACCATACCACCTGGGAATTTACCCATTTCCTTGATTGCATTGATGTCATTGGTGTTAGTACCAGTGCGACCAGTTGCTTTCAGGATACGAGCAAGCTCGAACTCGAGTTCTGGAGGGATGATGATCTTCTGAGGACGCAGAGCGATCTGCAGACCACGGTCATTGGTTAGGGCCGCAATGTCGATACAGGCTTGCTCTAGAGCTGCCTCTGAGATATCTGATGCAGTGGCGAGCATGTTTGACCATGTGCCACCAGCAACGTTGGGGTGATTGGCATTCAGAAGAGTGACGCCGTCGCCACCGGTATAACCTGACGTAGTAGCCCGGTTATAGACGTTAGCTGCCAGAACCTCTTTGGTTTGACGGATTGAGAACGCAAGAGCCTGAGCCTTACGTTGACCAACTACGTCATAGAGATCGTCCTCAAACGCTTCACGAGTTACGATAAAGCCAAGGGCATAAGTCGCATGGCGATATCTGGTTGTGAAGCCTTGCCGCTCTGAATCGTAGTTGATTGGACCACCTTCGGTTTTGGTTGAAGCCATACCGAAGCCTGACACACCAACGTCCTCTTCCCAAGCGCGGCTTGAGGTTAGTTGTTCGAAGAGTTGTTTATGCTCTTCTGGATATTCTGCATAAGCCTTACCATACCAAGCATTGACGCCGGGGAATAGGGCCTTAGCGAAACTAGATGTATTGATAGTCATTATCTACTCCTTAATTAAGCTACACCAGCGGTACCAGTATGGCTACCGAACTGATGGTTGTTGATTTTAACAAGCCAACGGGTGTTAGCCTGACCAGCTGCAACCAGTTCATTGTCGGGACGCTGAACAGGCTGTAGAAGTTTAAGGGGTAGAGTAGCACCGGTTGCTTCGGTGTTGCTATCGATCTGCATACCTGAGGCACCAGTCGTGGTTGAACCTGAGCCGACAACAAAGTTGACGTTCAGACCAGCATCGACCATTTCCAGAGGATCAGTGTCGCCGTCCTCTTGTGCTTCGAAGATAATGTTAGGATCATCTGCAACTAGAACGTAAGCAGCGGTATTTGCAGCACGGTACTGGGGAGTATCGAGATTGGTCATTGAGGGAACAATACCAACCACGGCACCAATAACAGCATCGCTTGCTGCAGCCTGAGCGACACCACGAACGCCATTAGCGTCTGCAGTGCCACCCAGTTTCACTAGATCACCAACAAAGGTGGCAGTGCCATCTGAGCTGGGGATGTAGTACATTGTGCATTGACCATTATAAGGTGTGCCATTCATGTACTTAACGGGTTTAAAGCCGTTAACACGAGATGTGTTAGCCATTTAAGACCTCCAAGTAGTATGATGGCACTGTGAGTGACTTAAGAAATTTTGATTTCACCGTAAGAGCCATCAATGTCGGGTTTCTTGATGGAACGCTCAGCCTCGTCAATACGTGCAGCCTTTGCTGCTTGGTCTTCATCATACCATTCCTTAGGAATTTTCATGAGAACACCGTTAACGCCGTTACCCACAGGCATTTCAGCAACACTACCAGTTGGTGTGCCCTGTCCTACGCGCTGTGAGGCCATTCTTGCCTCAGAGATTGAGACCACTTCATAGCCAGCGGCTTTGAAAAGTTCAACTCTGTCGTCCACATCATTTACAATTCGATAAACATAATCAGGACTCTTCCCGATAACCTCCAGTCGATTTCTTGAACCTACTGGGACGCGCTTCACACGCTCTCGTGGCGCTTTTGCGATAGTTTCTTTAGTCATTTATTCACCTTTAGTGCGTTTTAGTTCTTTGATGTATTCTGCCTCAGTCATTACACCGGTACTCACGATTTTCCTCATGATCTTACGCTCATCTTCGCTGAGTGCGTAATCGTCATTAGTACTCTTTGGAGTACGAGGTTTTCCTGCAGCAGTTTCCACAGCACTAGCCCTATCTTTGTTTTGATTCCTGAATTTCTCAGGGAATTTCTTCCGAACTTCTTCGGATACCTTAGTAAGAACATCTGGGGGACTCATCTTCTTCTGAGCATACATAATGCCCAGAGCGTCAGCGAATTCCCTTAGATCTTCATCATTTTTGTACCACTTGTTCTCAGTGACCCACTCTTCAAAAAGTGGGTTATTGACACCAGTGGTATCTACTTTCTCTTGTGAGCGTTCAAGTTCACGCATTTTGTCTGAGACTTCAAATGCCTTGACCGCATCCTGTTCCTCAATGGCTTCCTGTCGTTGCCGTTTCAGGTCTTCCATTGCACGTTGATATTCGGTTTGTTTGACCTTCTCGTGGTGTTGTTTGAAGGCTTCCATGCCTTGTTTAACACTCTTGAGTTCTCTTGTTACTGCCTCAATCTTGTCAAATAGGGGTTTACGTCGGATGAATTCATCAGCAGGAATCCATTCTTTACCACTATCTGGGTCAAATTCTTCTTGAGGTTTCCAACCCATCTCCATCGCTTTTAGTTCGATTTCTGATGGTTGTGCGGGTTCAACTGGTTTTACTTCTTGATTTTCTTGATTGGTATCCATGATCACTCCATAACAGCTACGATGTCTTCGTCGTTAAGTGCGAGAAACTCCTCGTCACCATCCTTGATTCGTTTTCCAGCGTGTCGTGCATAAACCACAACATCACCTTCTTTACACCAAGGATCTCCTCCGAAGTCTTTAAAAGCAGTAACACCGACAGAGATAACTGTTCCGGTATCTACGGCAGATTGTTCTGCTCTTACGTCCTTTTCCAGAAACTGAATTCCGGCGGACTTTGCTTTTTTGTAGATTTCATCGTGCTCTTCTAGAGCGGTTGGCTTTACTATAAGCCTATGTCCACAAGGTCTGATAGCCATTAAGTGGCCTCCTCAAAGTCTATGTTGAGAATCTCTTGAATCTCTAGGATTCGGCCAGATTTTCTGGCATCTTCCACAGGGTTCTGTCCTGCTTCTTGCCTTAACACTTCTGTAAAGGCAGTTAGTCTTGCATTGAGTTCCTTAAACATCCATTCAGTAATCGGATTGTTAAGCCACTCATTTAGGATTTCGTTTCTTTGCACTTGAAGACTCCTTCATTTGCTGCTGTTTCAGTTTAGCTGTTTCACGCTCTTGCTGGAGCTTTTGCATACCGCGAGCGGTTTCAATGTTAAGCTCTCTACGAGCAGATTCAGCTTTTAGGTTGTTCATCTCAGCAGCATGTTGTCTGTCTTGCTGCTGTTGCTGCGCTTGCATTTTCAGATTGAACTCTTTATCGCGCTGGGTCATGGCCATCTTCTGGGCCTCAGCTTGACCCTTCATCTGGAACTCCTGCTGTTTCAGCATTGATTCTTGCTGCTGTGCCATGAGTTCTGGGTCTTGTTTTGGAGGAATCTGTGGTTGGCCTGTCTCTACCATACCGGGGATCAGTTCCTGCCAGTTAGGCTGTTGTTGAGCCTCGAGAATCCTCATAGTAACCTTGATTGGGTCAATAGTGCCTAGAGGAAGAAGTTCCATCAGTCCCTGTGCTTTTAGCAGTTTCTCTGTCTGAGACGTTGCAGTTGGATCTGCTGATGGAATGATATCGAATGATTTGTTGTCAAAGTCCATCGGACTAACTGGACCATCCAGCACTGAGATGTAGGTATTCTCGTCTAGATAGGTCTTGTTAAGTTTAAATATCTTTTTAAACTCCTTATCCAGACTACGGTAGACTCGTTTATAAACGGCAGTGAACACCTTCATACCCTGCTCAATGGAGGCCATTGTGGTGGTAGCAGGAGTATTCTGTCCGGGCATCTTACCTACAAAGATCTCAGCAACAGAGGCTAGTTCCTTGCCGGAAGTAATTAACGCTCCCATGAGTTCAAAGAGAACCTTACTAGGCTCTTTTGTGGGCATGAGCATGATCTGTTTCTTTAGATCATCTACCGTAGAGTTGACCCACTTGAATTCACCGGGAGATAGATTGTAATCACCTCCTTTGATCCGCAGACCCTTTCCGATAAAGCCAGCCTGCATATTATTTAGTGTTCCAGCGTCTACGAGCTGATTCACTAACGTATTCACAGATTCATTAATTGGACCAAGTAAATGTCCAAACCCAATATCATAGAATCCACCATCAGGGTTTGGAATGAAAGAGTATTTGGTGTAATAGGTGTGAGGATCAATCCTCTTGATTACACCTTTACTGTCTAGGATTACGCCTGATTTGTCGAATCTAGGGGTAATTCTAAGCACTTTTCCTGAGTTGTATTCAAAAGTGACCACAACAGGGAAGAGTGGAGCATCTTCATCATCATCAATAGTGAGCCAGCAATGTTGTTCGATGATCAGATAAGGAACAGTCTCTAGATTTGAGGCCGAAACCTCTGAACCATCAGGTAGAGTAGGAGGAGAGAGGTCACATTTATGATATGTGCCATTTCTCATCTTCTCTTTGACTTCACGAGGGAAGAAATAGAACCGTTCTGACACCCTTTCTGCTGTTTCCAGCGACTTTGACCAGTGGTTGACCACAAGATCTCGTGCATCGACTAGAACTGAGCGAATTTTGTCGTAATGTGGGTCGTAGAAGGTTTTTTTGAACATGATTCCAACCACCGCAAGGGTGATTAGAAGCTTATCCATGTCCTCTTCCCAGTCTTCCATGTCTCGCAGGATCTGCCAAGACATAAAAGTACCAATTCTTTCGCCTTTTTTGGACTTTTCTCCAGTAGGATCTGGCCCAACAACGGTAGTTTTGACTAGTTTTCCATCAGGAGGGATAAAAGAGGGATATGCACGAGCAGAAAATTGAATTGCAGCCACAGAAATCAGAGGATACTTGATGTTTGAAGCATCCCGCCAAGGGAAATTCTTCTGTTCTCTGATCTGGCAAGCAAGATTCATCCACTCTTCAATCTCGTCTTCCCAATTTCTTCGAGTCTCAAGGTCAATATCGTAGTCTCTTTTGCAATCCTGACCAATTTTAACGAGAAGATCCTGACCGTTTTTCTTTTTCAGGATCCTCTCGACAAGGTTCATGCTCTCGAAGACATCCCGAGCATCCTCAGTAACCTGTGAGCCTACTTCTGCCTGTGAGTTCGATACCGGATTGTCTAAGTTCATCTTGATATTCTTCTTCCTCTTCTTCTTCCTGTGTAGGAGCCTCGATTAGTTTATCCAACAGAAGGCCTAAATAAGCGAATGCGTCAACTTGGTCATCATGTTTAGCACGAGGGAACTTAAGAAGCTCATCCTCGAAATCAGGATACCAGTCATCCTCTTTGTTGAATTTTACTGTTTTAGCCCTTACGCGCGCCTGAATAGAACGGGCTCGGGATTGTTTGTCTTTCCCCATATGTTTCATGGGGATCAACATAGGAAATGTGTTTTGTGCCATCATCTCTTCACGTAGGAATGGACCAATGGCCTTACTTACCTGCATCTCTTCAATCCCGATTGCTATCGGTTGATACACCCTATGAAGAGAAAGAATTGTGTCTACGATCTCTTTACCATCTAGTCTGTCACGGATTACGTTGACTACGTGAACGATCCTGTTTTCATCTACGCCTGCTACAATAAAGACTGAATAGTCTGCTGTTTCTTTTTCAGAGATAGCTAGGTCAGCTGTGATGTAGTGAGTCATTTTCAGGCCTTGGTCTTCTTTCTTTCGATCCAGAAGATCATGACGTTTGAAATAAGCAACAGACTCGTCTAGAGGGATGTTAAGGTATTCTTGAGAGTAAACGTCAGGGATACCTTGTCTCATGAATTCTTCTTTACGTTCTAAGAAGAACTCTTTAGGGTAGCGTTCCTTCCAGAGAATTAAAGAGAAGTCTGGGTTGTGGGCCTTGTATTTGATGGCTCTCCACATAAGCCGAGGACGGACTGAATATGTTTTAAGCCCGTCGTGGACAGTGTCCTTAGCGTACTCTCGTGGCATAAAGGATTCGAGTAGAGCATCCATATGCAGAATAGTGCCCCAATATCGAAGCTTACCTCTAGGAGACATAGCGGGGATAAGGGCTGCAAAGAACCACCTCCGTAGTTTAGTTCTCCGGTCTTTGTTCATGACCAGTTCGTCGTTCTCAAGGTCGTCCACAATAACCAGATCGGGACGAGTACCATTCCACAAGAGACCTCGGAGTTTCTGTTCAGCACCTTTGGCTACGATCCTGAA